TCCCCACCAATTCATTTTCGCCTTTCCGAATTCATTTCCGCCTGCAATTCCCTGCCGCAATTCCTGAATTCGAAATGCGAATAGCCCGCCGAATCGAGGGGAGAATTCGACGGGCTATTCATTCCCAATCCCCGAGGCATTAGATTGGGAAGTCTATTGTTTATGCCATTGGCGGTCGGGTGTAATTCAGAATTCCCTTTCTGGCCCCGTTATTCCTTTCGAGGTCCTTTACCCGCTCGATTTCATCGGGGAATTCCTTGAAGAATTCCAGAACCTCATCGACGGTCTTTCCGACCGGAGTGAATCTCCGAGATTCCGAAATGCTTTCCTCTGCCAGCGAATACCGGCTTTCGAAATACTTCCCGGAAACGATCTGAACGCCATTCGGGACGCGAACCAGATATTCCCCAGGGTTTACGTATTCCGCACCATTGACGGTTACGACTTTCCGCCGCTTTTCGACCTTCTCAGCCTCGACGATTTCGAGACTCCGGTAAACGTCCACGCCCGTTACATCCTTTCCCGGATTTCCTTGACAATCTTCAGGATTTCCTGAGCTGTCTTGTACGCAGCTTCCGCCTTTTCGTACGCGCCCCGAAGAATGGAAATCGGAGCCCAATACGGATTCGCCTTTGTGGCATGACCAGCGGGCGGGGTGGCGGAATCGGTCTTCCATACTTCCTTGAAATTCTTGGATTCCGGGGCAGGCTTCACCACGTCATTCACCGGCTTTTCAGGAGTGCTATTCGGACCCTTATCGAGCAAATCCTGAATGTCGTTTCGTACGGCATTCATGTCCATCATCCGGCCGGGCGCATACCCAGGGTCCCACTTTCCGGGTTGCCATTCGCCATGCCCGATGACGCTCTTTGCTGTCCATCCGTGGAAATCGCATATCGCAGCGGCCCAACGGATCATCGTGTTGTACTGAGCCTTTGTCATGCCATGACTTCCGGAATACATCACTTCCATGCCATAGAAGCGCTTATTCCCGTCGGCATTCGTCTGGTTATCGGTGGGAGGATTCGCGCCGTAGTTCTCCGCTATTACAGCGTTCAGAACGTCCTGATCCCCGCTCCCAGCGTGGTTCGCGTATCCCCAACCGATATGCCAGATGAGCCCCTTGGAGTCGTTTCCAGCGTGGCACAGCGGCCCAGGAAGGGACGAATATCCGTTGTACAGCAGGGCAGGGTTATCGGCGTCACTTCCGGTGTGGTGAAGCATGACGCCATTCACCCCGCCGAAAGTCTTTCCCGTTGCCTTTGTACGGTTGTGAGTCTTCCAGTTGCTCCGGTAAGCCTTTGCGGAAAGTCCCCACTTCTTGAGCTGAGCCTCATACTGAGCCGCAGTCATCGGAGTTGCCATCGGTATTCCCCTTAGAATTCCGTAGAGGCAGTGTAACGCTTGAACGAATCCCGGAGAATACTTCCCGGAAGTCCCTCAAGGGCGGTCTTGATTGCTGCCAGAACGACGGTTTCATCCGCGAGATATTCGATAGGACGGAACTCCACATTCACGTCACAGGTCTGCCCAGGATAGTTCTCGTCTTCCAGAGTAAAGCGGTAGTACGGCAGCTCAGCCATTGCCCCTCATTTCGTGTAGGTGATTCGCAGCTTCGGAGGATTCGACTTTGTCGCCCCAGCGAAGTATCCGTAATGACTTTGGGAATTACTCGGAGCCGGACCGATAGCAATTCCCTTAGCGTTGTTGTTCAGGAAGTCTGTAGCGATGGTATTGGTGACAGTGAACCATTTTGCTTGACCATACGAGAACGATTCACTGTCAAGCCTTTCCCGGACATTCGCCAGACTCGCCGTTCCCGGTGCACTGGAATAGCTATGTGTGCCCACATAGGCAGTACCACCCGAGTTTGAGTACCAGTGCACATTGTCGAGATAGATTTCAGTCTTGACAATGGTTGCCCCGGTAATGTCGCTCACAATTGTCGTTTCCGGCAGACCAACAAGCGAGAACTGATTGCCGTTTGTGCTGGAATAATAACCTTGGTAGCAATCGCCGTTATCAAAGGAACCGCGAGAGGAACCGTTCCCCTGATAACTTTCCGACCATTGCGCCGTATAGGTTTTCACATACTGCTGAACGGGCGGGGTGTCATTTGAAGGGTCGTAGGAAGTCGCAGACACATACGGACCAATATCCTTGACCCAAGCACGGTTGTAACCCGTTCCCTGAAAGTTCTGACTGTTCGCGGTGTTGCAAAAGAATGAGAACAGGATATTGAAGTCGGCACCCTGTGGATTATTGTCCCCGAACGGAAATACCGCGCTGAATACCCAGTCTGAAGCGCCATCCAATCCGCCGTTCTGATGATCGAACAGAATGGGTGATGACGTTGTAGGCTTAGTGTCCCAGGCATATCGGGCACGAACCGTGACGAAATCACCGGTGTTCGCGCCCATGTTGATTCGCCCCACTACGCCTATTTCATAGTGACGTGTCGGGTCGAAATCGGGAATGGATATCCGTCCGAAAATGACTTCCGATCCTGCATAGGTAACGGTGTCATGCGGCAGTGCCACAACCGCAATCATTCCCCGTGCTTTCGAGTCGAGCAAATCAGAGAGATTGTCACCGTTCAGGAAGATATCCGCAGCGCTCACGCTTTGGAATACTGCGTTTCCGTTCTCATCGATGTTGTAGTTCGTTGAACCGATGGTGAGATTGTAGAAAGTAGCGGAACCGTCCCGAGCGACACGCCACCCGGTTACATTCCCGTTCTCAGGGTCGGTATTGAAATCCGGTGACTTAATCGCCGAACGAATCAGGTCCTCTTGCCCGACAATCGGGTTACCGAATTCCATTCCGCTACCTCCTTCCAGATATCAAATCGCCCTCAATTCGAGCGGTGCATATCGCGCCTACGTCACACCCGGTCCAGACGAAAACCAATTTGTCCTGTGAAGGAACCTTGATATTCGCCCCGCCACTTGCAGTGTCATTGTTGCCGGAATACGTGCCGAGTACCTGAGCCGAATCCGATTCGACACCCCGATACACCCTCAACTGACTTTCGGCAACGCTAGTGGTGTTCGTCGTAATGAGTGATACGTCCCAGCTTTCACCGTACTTAGCGGGACCCGTGGAAGCGACTGCCCGACCGTTTGCATCGGCAGTCGCTTGCACGTATTCCAGCAGTGGGTATTTCATCAGAGTTCCACGGCGAATTCGATGAGAATAGAGATTTCAGATTCCTCCCCGTCCGGTGCCACTGCCCAGACATCTTCCGTAGAGAGGAACGGATACAGAACCTCACCCGGAGCAAGTTCATAACCGGTGTACGGGCGAAGTCCAGCGTCATTCCCGATATAGATTGGAGTGGTGTTTGCCTGTCCATCCAGGAGACCGTGATTCTTAATCCTCACAGCCTTTCGCTTGTCGTGTCGCCCTAGAATCTGCTGGGGAGTTTCAGTGACCCTGAATCGGAGTGCTCTCCAGTCGAGTCGTTCCCGAGCGGTATCCGTGACCACCTTTACGGGAATCGGATCAGGCTCCGGTTCGGCAGGGAGATATTCCTCTACATCTTCTTCTTCATACTGGAACTCCCGAGTGTCGTACTCGGCATCCTTGGGAACCTCCACCCCGTGCTTCTCTACGCCCCTGTAAGGGAAGTTCACACCCGCGTAGCGCTCCGGTACGGGCTTGACCCTCTCAGGCTCTCTGTCGGGCGATTCTGCCTGTCCTGGAAGCTGTCGGTAAACCATGTCACGTCACCTTTCTAGCATTCTGGTAGCACCAGACCAGCAGTGCCGACATCAGGAGCGAAACCACGGCAGGAACCGAGCTTCCGCTCAGATATGACACGATGATTCCCGTCCCGATTGCCACAGAACATGCCGCAATCTGTCCCAGTCGAATATCCTTCTCCATTCCCTCATCCTTGGGATCAGCCCTACGGACTTCCGAGAACGAGGGAAGGAAACCCATAAACGCGCTTGTTGCCGTACCGATCGAAACGCTTGCCGGACCCAGCGCTTCAGGATTTGGCATTCTTTGTCACCGCCTTCTTCGCCGTACCTGCCACAGCCTTTACCGCACTCTTTCCAAGAGCGGACGCTTTCGCCACACCGACAAACGTCATGAAGACCAGTATTGCGCCACCGATAACCATTCCAACACGGAGCCAATTCGTCGTATTCGAGAGCCAACCGAATACCTTGATCATCTGCCCTGGAAATTTGAAGACGTCCGTGATGCTGGACGGCTCAACATAATTGGCCTGGTCCACGGTCTTGGCACCGGTCAGATACGGATTCGGGTCAACGTCCTTTCCGTTAACCCGAACCTCGAAGTGCAAATGAGGTCCGGTACTCTGTCCGGTACTGCCAATGTATCCGATGATCTTTCCGGCTGAGACATTCTGACCTTTGCTCACAGCGATTTTTGACATGTGATGGTAGGAAGTCACAAGCGAATCGTTCGCCCGAATCTCTACCGTGTTGCCGTAAGCACCGGCCCACCCTGAAAGAATCACTTGTCCATCGTGGGCAGCGTAGATCGGAGAACCGGCACGGCATCCGATATCAATTCCGGTGTGATATCCGCGAACGTACCGAGCACTCTTGTTCCCGTATTGCTGCGTGATAACTCGGCACGTCGCTGGCCACGTCATTGCCATACCGATTCACCTCCCTAGATATATTTCGCCGGGACCTCATTCGGGTCTGGAATTCCCAGGTCACCAGGATAGCGCTGACCGGGATCGGGATGATCCTTGGGATCTCCCAACTCTCCGTCCCACTCTTTGGACTCCATTTTCTTTGGCTTTTTGCCGCCGAGTCCCCATCGAATTACGTCCCTGGGATCGTAACCCTTGATACCGGAATACAGCAGAATGATTCCGCCGCTCAGCATCACCACGTTTACAAGGTTGACTTTCACTTCGAGTACCCCAGCTTCTTCGCGATCGGCTGAATGTACATGAGAAGTGCACCGACGAGAATAAGGGCGGCAAATTGGGAAGCCAGTTTCTCATTCCCCTGAGACATTGCCGAGAGAATGATTGCGAGAACCATTCCACCGACTACCAGCTTTATTGACGGACCCTCATCCTTCTTCGCCCACTGCCCCGCAAAGACAACAAGGGTAGTGAGAACTACTGACGTTGTGGTATCCATTCCTCACGCTGCCTTTGCTACGGCCTTTATCCCGCGCGTTTGGGGGAGAACATCGGTAACGGTATTCAGCAATTTCCCCGCCTTTTCTGCCTGCCCGCTTATCTGGAGCAGTGCGAACAGAACCGCTCCCCCACCCGCGAGAATCATTCCGAGTCTCAGCCACGTAATCGGATCGGTAATGAATTCGAAGAAGTCGAGAATTTCACCCGGCCAACTGAATACGTCCGTCAGTCCAGTTTGCTGAGCGCCCGTTGAACCGCCCGACGTATCAGGATTACCCGCAGCTTTGCGGGCACGAGACATATAAGGAAGGTACTTACCCGATGTGTACGTTGTCCACGGTCGCCAGTTCTTACCGCCGTTGGAAATGGCATACGCAGCCTTCGCATTCGTGACCGGATCGAAAAGTTCACTATTGGATTTCAGACCGAATTGCTTTCGCCGCGCCGGTCCCATAGACCCATACATGTTGATTTGCCAGAGTCCATAGGAGTTATCCAGACCGACGGGGTTATGGGCATTGGCGTTTCCGCCGGATTCCGCCAATGCCACAGCCACAGCAATTACCAGGGAGTTGCCAGAAAATCCGGCACTCTTGGCAGCTCCCGCAATCTGAGCATCACTCAGAATAGCTTTCGGCATTGCTGGCATGTCGTCAGCCTCCCAGCATTCCGCGCATGTTCGGCGGGAGCATGGCCTTTACCATCGGGTTGTTCAGTGCCCCGGCCACACCGGAAATGAAGTCGTGAATGTCGCTCACCATCTTCTTCATTTCCTCCCATTCCTCGCGGGGAACGGTGACAGTCTCGGGAAGATTCTCGTTCATTTTTGCCTCGGTTTCTCTCGTTACTTCGGAATCCACCACGTCGTTCCAGCGAAGAACAGATTCGGCCCACGGGCCTTGATAATCGCCCTCGCAGATGCGGAACGGTATTTCAGATTGAAGTTGTAGATATCCTGCCAAGTATTGTTCAGACCGTATTTCTTGTTCGTCTTGGCAGCAATACCCGAAAGGGTGTCGCCGCTCACTGCCTTGTAAACAATGTACGGTGGAGTTTTGTTTGTCGGTGGCTTACTCGGCGGCGGATCATTCGGTACAGGAGCGGGCGGTGGATTCACCGGCCCCGGAACCGTAGAGGGCGGTGCCACATTCACCGGATAGGGTGGAGATCCTAGGTGTTGGAGAGCCAGCGTCCAAAGGCTCCATTCCTGAATGGACATCTTGTTCCCCTCGACGTCCACACCACCCGCGAGAGCCTTTGTGATGGCACTGGAAGCCAGACCGGGTGGATATCCCTGAGCAATGAGCCAGTTGATTGCTGCCGTCCCCCAAGCCTCATTCGAGGCGTATTCGGGAACGTCAGAATCTCCCGGATTCGCTGTGGGAGGGACGTATGAATAATCCGCCCCTTCTCCGACACCTCTCGGTGATCCAGTGTCCTCGACAATCTCAACTTCACCCGAGCCAGCATTCCGCTGCCAATAGGCGATTGCCAGTCCGCCACCGACCACAACAACCCATGCTCCGAGCGGAAGCGGCCCGACTTGCTTTCCGAAGTCAATTCCCTTTGCCATCGGACATCACAGCCTGTAAGCCCGGTTTGCCGATTCGGGAACGTCTACAGCCTGAATGCGACCCTGAATCGGGGCACCCACCGTATCGGCCGGAGGAACGTCGTAGATATCGGCATCCCAAGGAGTCGGGTCCACGCGGTATGTGTTCCGGTGTGCTGCCCAGGGACGCATTCCGAGAATGTCGTATTCCCTGCGGTGATCAGCCATCGACATATGCACACCGTTGAGCTGTCGGGCACCATTTCCCTTTGTGCCCTGATCGAACGGTCGCGTGAACGAATACGAATTCGGAGACATGCGCTCAGTGAGCCGAGTCTCAGCAGGCGGATTCCATCGAGGATCGGGACCGATCTTGTATTGAGACTTCTTTTCGTCCCAACCATTCGCGTTCTGATCCTCGACGGAATGCCGCTTCTTTTCGTCGGCATCAAGCGGACCGTAATAGCGCTCCGGAGCCTCATTCCCTGCCGGGCGCATCTGCCGGATCGGGAAATCCTGAACGCGCATGGCGTCCGGAGTGCTATCCACGGAAATACGCGGGGACGGTCCCCAACCGAACGTATCGGTATACGGCGCGTCCGTACCGGGACCCGGAGCGGCATAGGCACTGCTGGGCGAACCGTACTCAGCGGCATTTCCGTATTGCCCCGCGTATTCAGATACGTTAGCCCCGTACGGATTCGGGGAAGACCCACCGGCCATTTCCGCTCTCCTTTACTTGCCCAGGGCAGCGCGAATCGAGCCCGCGAAAGCGTCGCCCATTGACTTGATGACCTGAGCGGAAGTCGGGCGAGACACAATCGTCGTGACGAGAGCCACCGTCACGATTGCTCCCAGCACGTTGAAAACCTTGTCACCCATCGTTCTTCCCCTCCTCTCCGGAATTCTTGATTTCCAGCGGAAAATCCTTCTCGCTCGCGAGCTTGACAAGAGCCTCGCGAAGAAGTCTTTCGAAGGTTCCGTTCCGGAGATCCTCGGACAGTTCCTCAGTCTTTTCCCTTGTCTGCTGAGCCTCGCGATTCCCAAGAAGTTGGGAAATACCAAGGCTCAGCAGACCGAGAACCGTTACGACCGTTTCGCCGTTCGGGTCTCCCTTGAGAAGCTGCGTTCCCAGCACGAGAACGACCGCCAGACCTCCCAGCACGGAAACCCCGGCAAGCGTCTGCCGATTCATGTTCACGCTGCCTGAGAAGCGCCCTTACGGCTTCCGATCATCCCGAGAATCCACGGGAGAACGAAATACGCGAGAAGCGCACCGACAACAACGCTCTTGAAATCCAGACCGAAAGGCATTGCCTTACCCCTTACCTGATGCCTACCGAAACGCCACCGACAGACACACCCCGGAATCCCCGATTGACGAGGATCAGGAACGTCAGAGCACCGATGACGACCACAGCCGCTGCGTGCGGAGTGTCGAGAAGACTCGACTTCATTTCGGGATTCTCGTTCATCGAATTCCCCTTAGATGAACACGCTGCCAGCAATGGCAACGTCGTTCGTCAGAACCTTGAGCGTCCCCGCGCTGGAAGCCTGGAACTGGAGTTCCAGACGAGTAGATCCGAGAGTCGGAAGCCACAGATCCCGGTTCTCGTGACCCAGCGTTCCATCGAATTCATGGGCGAAGTCATAGACCCGGACACCGTTGTCCATTCCTCGCGGTGCATCCTGCCCAGGGTCTTCGGTACCCACAACGGCACCGAATCCGGAACGGTTGTACATCTGCTCTCGCCATGCATTCGGCTCGATGATGTCGAGCGGTCGCGTGTCGAGATAGAAGTACACCGGGTCCGCGTTGTTCCAGATGGTTTCGCCATCCGATCGGCTCGGAGTCGTGGAGTCCTTCAGGATGAAAATCAGGTTCCGGATGTGGTTACCCACCCGGGTGAGCCGGATGGTGTTGTTCCCGGAATTCACGGTGTAGGTCTGGGAACTCCAGAACTGAGTTGTGTTCATCGCGGGAGGCGTGATCTGGTTCGTCTGCCCCTGCGAAGAAACCTCCGGCTGATCCCACGCTTCCAGACCCACACGCACGCGAACCGTGGGAAGCGTATTCGGCAGAGTTCCAGTCGCGATATCCGCAACCTTTGCCAGCGTCATACGCAGCTTGAAAGTCGCGGCCGCATTCTGGTTCGGAAGCGAACCGAGTCCGTCACGGCAGTTGAGTTCGACCGGAATTCGCAGCAGATACGAGAAACCAGCGAACGTCGAATCGGCGTCCGTGAAAACCGGAGACGCCATCGGGTCCGATCCGAGAACGTGACCGTAACCGCCCCACTTGTTCGCGAGGTACAGATCGTGAGCAGTATCGAACTGGGAAATCACCGCGCCGTTCGGCTCGGTCAGATAGATGTTCTTGAGAGCTGCGAAAACTCCATCTTCCGTCAGAGTTGCGTTGGGAGTTCCGCCCGTACCACCCGATGCGGTAACCAGGATCACAATGTTCCTGACGTATCCGTAAGCGGGAATGTCGAGAACACCCAGGTCCTGATCCGAAGTCGTGAGCTGCCTGGAAATGTCGTTTCCAGTCGGCTCACGGTGCAGTGCAGATGCGCGAATGAATGGAACAGTCGGCTGAACGCGCTGTTCCTTGTTGCCGTTCCGAGTCTGGTTCGTACCGCTCGGCGACTGAGTGGCAGCAGTAGGCATTACCGGTCTTCCCTTCTCACAGAGCCACAGCCATTGCGTCCCCGAAACGGGAACCACGTTCCGACAGCTTGGCCGCAGCCATTCGCCACAGGAACGTAAAAATGAGCATCATTGCCCCGACAATCAGGACGTTGAGTGCGGACGGCGTAACCATTCTTTTCGACCTCCTTACGCCGTAATCTTCGGTGCGCGAGTTCGGAGCATTTCACCTGTCCTGGTATTGATGTACAAAACCTGGAACCTTTCCAAATCCGCGACCACGGATCGGATCAGATCGGCAGATCGGAAAGAAATTCCGGAGAGCCGCCGCAGATTGGTTTCATCGTTGTCCCGCCAGAAGAACAAATGCGTTGACTGGTCATACACTTCCAGCGGAACCCATGCCGGACGCTGTGTCGCTACCAGCAGGGAAATCCCAAGCGCGCGAGCCTGGAGAAGATACGTCTTCACATCCATTTCAAGTTTCAGGATGTTGTTCACGTACCACAGCTCATCTATCGCGACGGTCCAGCCACCTTCCCGATAGATCCGGGCGAACGCATCGTGAAAGACAGCCGCTTGAGTTCTCACGGAATCCAGCTCGAATGCATCCGGCCACAGAACGCGCTTGGGAAACTTTATCGGGTCTAGACTCTGCCATCTTTTGATCGGGTAGTAACCCGTCCGAATGAGTCTTTCCATTGACTCATCCTTTGGCTTTGTGGCAAAGACGACCACGTAAGGGTGAAGCGGAAGGAGATTCGTAAGGAGAGTGGTTTTCCCTTGTCCAGTCGGACCGATCAGGGCGACATGCTCACCCTGATTCCATCGGAAATGGTCCCGAATGAACTCATCCCAGGGAACACGCGGAGCCTCACGGCTCATACGTGCCATCCTGAGATTGTCCGCCAAATCAGCGCTGTTGTTCGTGATACGCGGAAGCGGCGGTATCGGGAAACTCACTTCTCCTCCTCTCCGTTCTGCTGCTGCCCGAATCCGTTAGCCATCATTTCGGCGAATTCGCCGACCATCTTTTCCTGCTTCTCGCGGAGAGCGGGAACGTGGTGCATAGCGATTGCCATAACGATTGGCGCATGTGCCATGATGACCGCTCCCCAAGCGGAAGTGGTCACCAGAGAAATCAGAATTCGACGTACGGCCTGATTCGTCTTGGCCAGTTCGTCAAGAGATTCCGCACAGGCAGACGCATTCTCAATGATGATGCGTCCGCATCCGGGATCGAACGGCATAATCGACATGCCAATCCCGGTGTACATATTCTCAAGTGCAGGCTTGAGCCCGCCCTTTGGCATTGGAGGAGCCGGACGGGAAGTCTTTGAGCGTCGCGGACGGGAGTTCTTTTCGCCCTTGGGTGCCCGCTCCCACCATCGGGGCTTAGATCCCTTGACGTTGGGTGGATTGAATTCCCCGGTCAAAGGCTCGGTGCTTTCAGCAGTGAGAGCCGAGAAATCAAACGGTGCTTCTTCACCATTATTTCCCGGGTCGGGTATGCGTTCGAATTCGCTCATCGTCCGAACCACCACTCTGCGAACGACTTCGGTCCGGGGCTCCGGTCGGTGTTCGCCGTGCTGCCCCGAGAACCGCCCTGAGAGCCGTTCTGAGAGCCGTTCGCCCCTTCCTGCGACGAACCACCCGCAGAGCCACCCGAAGCGCTCTTAGGAGGCTGTGTGGCCTCTCGCAGCGCGCGAACGATCTGCTCAGGCATGGCCTGAATGGCGGTCAGAACCTCCCCGAAGTTCGGCACCCCGCCTGAGCTGGGGGAATGCCCCGGAGCGGTTCCGGCCCCCTGCCCCGTGGGCGCGCTGTTTCCCTGCGACGCGGCCCCGTTGCCCTGCTGCCCCGCATTGGAGTTGTTTTCAGCGTTGCCATTCTGATTGGCATTGCTGTTGGGATCGGGGCTGCCCTGCTGCCCCGGAGCCCCGTTGTTACTCTCTGTGCTGTTCGCTTCCGGCATAATTGATCATGCTCCTGTGGCTGGACCCTGCTGTGACCAGGGCGTATCCTGGTACCAGCTCTCAGGGAGTGTTACTGAGAGTGACAACCGAGAGTGACGGTCCGTGGTTCACACCCTTACGGTACGTCCGCCCTCGGGACCCGGCGCGATGAGTTCTCCGAAATTCATCGCTAAAAGGAAAGGGAATGCCGAAAATGGCAAAGAAGAGCACGGACATCGAGATTCCCGGCACCAACTTCGAGGTGGAGGAACTGGCGGGGATTTCCTCGTTCGATGACGCTCTGGAACTCCTCAAGGGGAAGATGGGCGAATCCGCCATTCTCGTGGCGGATCAGGAAATCGGCGACGGTTTCAAGCTGCTGGACAACAAGGATCAGCTCATCGGTGTTCCGTTCATCGCGGTCACGTGGGACTTCCACAACGGCGACTACGGCGAATTCGTCTCCTGCAAGGTGGTCACGCAGGACGGCGGGAAGTTCATCGTGAACGACGGTTCTTCCGGCATCCGGGATCAGCTCATGGGGCTGACGGCGAAGAAGAACCAGCAGGGTGGACTGTTCTGCCGTAAGGGTCTCCGACGCTCTGACTACAAGTACACCGATGAGGACGGGCAGGAGAGGGCCGCGACGACGTACTACCTGGACACTTCCGCCTGATCGATCGCGGAATTCCTGAAACCGGCCCCGGTTCCGTTGAGCAACGCGGAGCCGGGGCCGGTTTCCCATTTCTACCGAGGCAATACGGTGGGAAAGGGGTTCCCGAATGGCAGGTCTGAACGAGTGGACTAGCAACGTAGAGTTTCGGCTTTTCGATGACATGGCCGGACACGATCCCAGAATGTACAACGATCCCTGGGTTCAGAATCTCTACGATGCCGCTCTGTTCGAACACGACATTTCTACGTCAGACCGTTCTGCAATTCTGAATTCGCTTCGGGATTACATGTGGGATGAATACGGCGTGGACTTCGATGATGTGTTTGACTGGGAAGGTTTCCGGGAGGCTTACGACAATGCCCAAGTATGAGATTGCGGGTTACAAGGGCGGGTTTACGGTTGAGCTTTCAGATGTGGAAGTTGAGCAGATGCCCGAAGTTGTGACCCGTGATCAAAGAGATACGCCACTTGAAAAGCGGCGCATCATCGCTTGGGACGGGGAGGGAATGAAACTCTCCGGTGCTGACAGACCACAGCATTACGTTATGTTCGGCTGTTCGGCGGAACCTGAATGGGTTCTGGTAAACCGGGATCTGAAAACAATGGAGATTCTGGAATACATCATTGCCGTTGGGGAGCGGTATCCGAACGCGGTTCACATCGGGTATGGGTTCCGGTATGACGCGAACATGATTATCAAGGGTCTCCCGAACAAACACCTTCGCATTCTCAAGCACAAAGGGGAGGTGAATTTCAAGCTCGGGAATATCCGGTGGCGAATCCACATGATTCCCGGCAAGAGTTTCAGGGTCACAAAGCGTTGGTCCACGGGGACAAGGAACACGGGCAAGCGAAGCGGGGACGGATACGTTTCCGTCAAAATCGACGACATGGCTTCCTTCTTCGCTTGCCCGTTCCTCGATGCTTGCGAATCAATTCTGGGTGATGTGCTTTCCGATGAGGACCGGGAAGTAATCGCACATGGTAAATCGGCACGTAAAGACAACACCTGGGAGAATCTTTCCGAAGTTCAGCGGTATTGGCGCGCTGAAATCCGGCTCATGCAACAGATGGCGGAAAGGTTCCGGGATGTGATGTTCAAGGCCGGAATCCGTTTGAAGGAGTGGTATGGACCCGGCGCAATCGCTTCTTATCTCATTTCGAAACGGCGACTTCGGAACCACATTCAGAATGAGCCACCCATCAAAGAAGTCCATGAGGCTTCCAAAGTGGCTTACGCGGGCGGTCGATTCGAGCTGTTTCGAGTGGGTCGAATTCAAGGACCTGTTTTCGGACTGGACATCAATTCAGCTTACCCTGCTGCCCTGTCATCTGCCCCATCCCTGGGGCTGGACCACGGGGAATGGATTCATGTGGAGAATCCATCCGCTATTGAGGAATTCGGTGTGTACCGGATCACGTACAACCATCTTGGAAAAGCTAGGCCAATTGAGTTCGCTGCAATGCCGCTGTTCCATCGCGACTATCGGGGAAGCATTTCCTTTCCCCAATACGTCAATGGATGGTACTGGAGTCCGGAAGCGGCGACGGTCGCGGAAATTGGTAAACGTTATCCCGGATCTGTCCGAATTCATGAAGGATGGGTTTGGAGACATGACGGCACTAGACCTTTTGAATTCCTCCGGGAAATGTTCGAAGAACGCATAAGGCTAGGAAAGAAGAACGTGGTGAGTATGCCGTACAAGCTGGGACCGAATTCTATGTACGGGAAATTGGCTCAGCGTGTCGGATGGGATGAGAAGAAGAATCTTCCGCCCAAATCTCACTGTCTTCCGCTTGCCGGATGGATTACGTCGTCATGTCGTGCGGCTCTCTACCGGGTGATGGTTCAGATGCCACGACACAAACTCATTGCCGTTGAGACTGACGGAATCTATACCACGATGGACCCGGACAAGCTGTCTCTAGACCTTGGAGATGATCTCGGGCAATGGGGCATGGATGTCTATGACGAAATGCTCTATTTGCAGAACGGTGTTTACCACCGTCGCAACGGCGACAAATGGCTTTCCCCGAAAGCAAGGGGTCTGGACATCGCGTCGGTGTCCAGGCAAGTAGTCGCCCAATATTTCCGCGAATGCGGGGCAGGAGAATTCCCCTCACTGACAGTTCAGATGCGAGAGCGGTTTATCGGTCTGAATGCTGCGTACGTGCGGGGACGGGGAATTAACGTAAAGGAATTCCTCGGAAGATGGGAAGCGGGAGAGCGTGTGATGGAACCAGGAGGCAAAGGAAAGCGCGCACACATATCCAAGGTCTGTCCCGAATGCAAGATCGGGGCAACCGCATGGGATGCCGCACACCCATTGGCAATTCGCACACGTTCCTATGGGGAAATGAGTTCGCCTCACGTTCTCCCCTGGGAAAACACCGTGGTTCCCGACGAAATGGAACTCGCACGGGAACTGGACCTAGTAGAAACGGACATGATTCTTGATGACCAGTGAGCCACCGAACCACGATATTTCGGAGGCTGTGGAAGTTGTTGATGCCATTCTGAAACTAGTGGCTGATCCAACTGTTCGGCGAAAGCTCCGGAAGTTGATGGACGCGGGCAAGGATGTCATTCGGAATGCTGGTTCCGAACCCCAACCGAAATCGGCACCCGAAAAGGGAACTTGCCCGACATGCCGAAAGTCTTACTCAATCAAAAAGAACGGAGCGCTGAGAAGGCATGGAAAAGGCAAGTGCTATACAGATGACCAACTCCCGGCAGAGATCATCCCTGCTGTACTGGCGATTGCCCAACTGGGCAACGCTAGCGGGGAGGTTCCGAAATGGGAGAACACAAGAAAGAAACACACGTAGTGGAATTCGAATGTCACCACACTAGGATTTTCATTCCGCCTACTCCAAAGGTGGGAGATGTCCTGTGGTGCCCTCGATGCAACGGCGAGAGGAAAGTGATTACGGCACCCGCTGAATTCCGTATTCGGTGCCAGAATTGCATATACTCTCGCCCGTTCGGGGCGGCCAAACTCAATGCCGAAATTGCCGCTGCCAAGCACCGGCTCAAGAACCCTGATCACGTGGTTCGGATTTTCAACGGCAATGAGTTCATCCGGCAGTTCCCGGATGAGCGGGTGGGTCGTAACCAAACCGTTATCCCAATGTCATCGGAACGTGACCCATCGATCCCGTTCTAGGGGTAAGGTCGGAGACACAACAGCACAGAGCGAACGGGACAAGATCTCCGGTTCTCGGCAGGATCCCGGAAGCGCGGGTAACGCGCAGACGCTCAGGCAATGAATAGCTCAGACTCGGTTGGAATTCGACTCTCTGTCGGGAGACAGATGGTTACAGAGTCACCGGGGCTCCCCTTGGAAGTGGCACGTGCGGAGCGGTCAAGCAAGGAGACTGCGAGGATGTACGCGGGCACGGAGAGGGTTACAGGTTCTCTGACAAGAAGTCGGAAAGGATCACAGATGGTACCCCGGATAGTGGTGCCAGACAAGGGCGACCAATCCACGGTCGTCACTGCTCTGGTGATGTACTCGCACTCCGTTGCCGCGCGAGCGATGATGGACGGCGATTTCTCCCACATGATCGATGAGCAAAAGCGGATTGTGGGACTCCTTGAGGCCCTGCGAGAAGAGGTCATCGGGGAGCGCGCGGAACGGGTCTTCGGACCCATGCCGGATGACGACGAAATCAAGTCGGCATTCGACCGCTTCCGCGAGGAATTCGGGGACTAAAACCAGTCCCCGCATGGTAGAATCAGGCAAGTTCACAACGAGGGGAAGGAACCCTAGAATGTCCGACTTCGATTTCCTCAACGGTCTGTCCGTCACTGAGACCGAGCTTCCCAAGCGGGAGGGTGGTCGTCAGCGCAAGATCCAGGACAACCCGTTCGTTCCCTGGGTTCAGGAGAGCTACAACACCCGGACCGGACGCGCCGTTGAGGTTCCGAACGAGCACGTGAAGAAGACCGAGTATCTGATCCGTCAGGCGGCGGAAGACCTGGGTCTCGGCGTCCGGATCGTGTTCTCTCTGGACAAGGAAGCGCGGGAGAAGGCACCGAAGAACAAGAAGGTGCGCGTTTCCTTCCAGGGGCAGGAGAAGCGCAAGTACAGCCCTCGCAAGCGCAAGAACGCGGAGAACGCGGCGCAGGAGAACGCGCAGCAGTGATGCGGATATGAGCGGGGATAGAGCGGCCCGGACGGCGAATGACCGTCCGGGCCGCTCTGGCTTCGCGTTACCGGATTGAAGAAGGAGGGGAAAGCAATGGCTCTCTTGATTCGGTTCCGTAGCGCGAGGCTGCGTGAGTTGTGCGAACTGGCAGTGTCACAGGGATTCGGGCAGACAATGACCGGTAGCGGTCACCTGGGGATTATCTGCCCCACCTGTGGATACATGACCATATTTTCGGGGACGCAGAGAGACTGCACCGGATACAAGTATGAGAATCAGGTACAGCGACTCCGAAATCATGGGTTGGCAGTGAAAGGCAAGAAACAGAAGGGATGCGTGAATGCCGAACGCGAATCCGCCTGACGGCGGGGTTTTCGTGGTTACGGAAGAGATTTACCGGAACCGCAAGGTATACGCGGTTTCGATGAGTCTCAACGGTGCCAAACTCGCCTGCCTCGCGGCAATGGGACTCACCCGGAAAGCCATAAACCGGGTGTACTGGGTTGACCCGGAATTGGAACGACCGGGTTACCGATTCCAGAAGGATCAGGGGTACCTCGAAATGTTCTCCGAGGGAACCCCACTGCCATTCAGAATCGAATGGAAATCGGTTCTCCCGTAGAATCGGGAAACGAGACATGCGGCGGTCACTGCTGGATATTCCAATGGGATTCCGGCAGTGGCCGTTTCGTATGGCGGTGCATCTATTGCCCGGAGGTGAAAGGGCATGGAGAAGCTGATTTCGTGGTACTGCGGACAGATGAAAGCGGAACCACGTATATTCCACAACCGCGTGATTGATTACCGGTACGTTCCGGTAAACGGTTGTGGGTCCCTGAACAGGCCCGGTGCCGAACGGTGCTGGAATTGTGGGAAACCCAAGGAGGGGAAGCGTGAGGCAGAAACTCACGACCGAGTATCTGAGCGGCCGGACACTGGAAACGCTCAGGAAACAGCGTGAAGCACGGCTCTGGGAACTGAAGCAGGCTCTCCAGAGCGATGAGCGGTACGGGCGGGCTCCCAGTGCCTACACCGAACAGTTCGCCTGTGCTGCTGACCGACTGTCCGATGAAATCCAGGGGAGGGAAATTGCGAATCAAGCGTCTTGACCGGCAGGTGACGGACGTGGTTCTGATCGGGAAGAAGACTTTCCGATTCGGACGGCTCCAGGACGCGAGCGGATACACGCTCGTGTACGCGGACGAATGGTCGGGGTGGCAGTGGATCAGGCGCCACGCATGGCACTCTACGGTTGACGTTCTGTCGTACGTCGCAATGGCGGCGGAAGAACTGGGTGTGTCCCTCGAAATGATCGCGGGGGACAATCTGGAAAAGCTCTCCGAACGGAAGCGGCGGGGAACGCTCAAGGGAGAAGGAGACAACCGGTGAGCATCGAATTCCCGAACGGGAAATACAAGGTGAAGCTCGGACACATTCCGGCCGGGAATTACGAAATCCCCGGACAGGAAAAGGAAATGGTAATCCGACTCGAAACGCTGCTGGAATTCGTCGCAGAAATCGCTGACGAGAATGAGCGGCCGATTCCCGTTCAGATCGAATGCGTGGAATCCTGGGACTAAAGTCCCGAAATGAAAAGCGGCCCGCCTCGCGAATTACTCGCGGGGCGGGCCGCTTTTCTGTTTGCCGAAATCGATGTAATGTGAAAGTGGATGAATTCGGAAATGGAAATGGAAATGGGGACGGAAATGAATTCGGAATGGAATTGGAATGGCGCGGGAATTGAAGGCGGAAATGAATTCCGAAAGGCGAAAATGAATTGGTGGGGA